GTGGTGAACTCATTATACTTCTTTTGGGAGGTCAATGCTCTTTTTATTTGCAAACCTTCAATAAATCAAGGTTTTAAAAGAATTTTAGAACAATAAAATGGGTAGTTTTTGACACTACCATTTTATGTAAGGAGGAAATTATATGAAAAACTGCGTATTTAAACCAAGCGTTGACACTATTGAATGGCTCAAGGCGGCAGGCGTCAGAGCTGTAAAGACTATGGCTCAGACAGCTCTCGGAACTATTGGAGCTTCCGCCGTGATCTCAGCGGTGGACTGGCGTGTAGTCCTGTCTGCATCGGTCTTATCCGGCGTGGTCAGCATCTTAACATCTATTGCAGGAATCCCGGAGGTGAGCGCAAATGAAAATAATTGACGTATCACACCATAATGGCAACATTGACTGGCAGACAGTCAAGGGCAACGTAGACGGTGTGATCTTACACTGTGGCTACGGACAGGACCTGGAAAAGCAGGACGACCCACGATTCCGAGAATGGGCTACTGAGTGCACAATACTCGGCATTCCATTCGGAGTATACCTCTATTCATACGCCAAGAGTGTAGACAGAATAGAAGGAGAAGCGAAACATACATTAAGGCTTATCAAGGGCTATAATCTGTCACTCCCTGTATTCTTCGATTCAGAGGAACCGGGAACCGAAAGCGTAGCTCAGGCATGTGCACTTAGGTATATGGAGATCATCAAGGCAGCAGGCTATACAGTCGGCATCTATGCGAGTGAGTCTTGGTACAAGTCCTATATGTCGGGCATCAAAGACTGTCCGCTGTGGATTGCTAAGTATGGCGTCAACGACGGACAGCCACACGTCAAGCCAAACATCGACGGAATGTGGGGTTGGCAGTACACCAGCACCGGAACAGTACCTGGCATCGAGGCGGGCAGTCTCGATATCTCAGAATGCTACTTTAATGTTACATCCACTCCTCAGAATGTGACACCAAGTCCAACACCGGCGACACCTGCTCCAACACCGGATGAGAGCTGGAAGGGTGACAAGTCAATCTATCTGGAGAATGACTATGTTGAATCGTGGCAGCATGCCATGAATGTAGGCTTCGACTTAGAGGGAGCTGACCGATTATCCTGTGACCGCAAGTGGGGAAAGAAGTCACAGGCTTTTGCAAGCACACACAATTTGTGGAGTGGGCAAACTCATAATTGCCCTACAGCTATCAGGTGGTTAAGAACCATGCTGAGAGAAGTCTACGGCTTCAACAAGGTTGATGATATCGGAAAATGGACAAGCTATCTTACTAAATGTGTTAAGGCATTCCAGAGGAATAGGGGCTTGACTGTTAACGGAAAAGTCGATAAGATTACAACGTATTGGCTACTTATTGGAGAGAAAAAATAAAAAAGGTACCCAAAAAGGTACCCAAAAATTCTAAACCCTAGTAAATTCAAGGATTATGGAATGTGTCGTGTGGGTTCAAGTCCCACTGCCGGCACTATTTGCAAAACCCCGTAAATCCAAGGAAACCCAGTGTTTTCAAGGCTTTGCGGGGTTTTTCTTTGCCCTAAAACTTTCAAAAAAATAAAGAAATTTAGGCATTTTTAAGAAAAAAGGTACCCAAAAAGGTACCCAAGATTTTAGCCCAAAGTTTGTATGTATTGGCTGGCAAATTTCATCATGTCTCTCTCCTTATCTGCCTGAGCATGACGGTATACTCTCTTCATGACATTGTCAGAACTCCAACCACCGGCACGCATAATATAGCTGTCCGGTATGCCAAGTGAGTGAGCCATAGAAGCGTAGTAGTGACGCAGGTCGTGAAATCTAAAATGAGGCAAGTCTATACGCTTCTGCAAAGCCGACAAATTATCCCACAGGTTAGTCGGATATCCTGCATAGCCCTTGCCCTGAGCACGGAGCAGATCGGCCGTGTAATCGTCTACATATATCTTCCGTGTAGACTCATCCGTTTTAGCAAAATTCTTAAGCACAAGCTTGTTATCCTTATTCTTAACAAGTGACTTGTTAATATTGAGCATATTTCCTTCGAGGTCATCAGCGGTCACAGCACATACTTCAGATCGTCTCATGCCATATACACCTAGGCGCAGAGCCAGCTCGTACGATGTACCCTTGGAAGCTTCGAGTATCTTCTTAATGTCGTCGTCAGTCGGCTCATACGGCACATAGCGCTCGCCAAGAGGTAAAGTAGTAGTGAGCTTAAGGTCTGGGCGGTACATGGCCACAATAGGCGCTATAAAGCCGTGGTAATTCTTCACTGTCTTAGCTTTTCTTTTCAGGGCTATCCTGTTAATTTCCGCCTGGACATCAGCAGATGATAGAGTTTTCATAGGAATCCTTAAAAAAATATCACTCATTGAACGCACCATAGCATTATATGAGCGCACAGTGGACGGAGAGAGGACATTTTCCTTGATGGCTATATATTGTAAGGCACAGTCCTTGAAAGTGCCCTGTACAGCGTTTGACGGATTATTAGCGTATAGCTCAGACACAGCCTCATCGACTTCTCGCTTGCTTGGGACATGGTCAAATGTGAGGTGATAGAGCTTCTTGTCAATTTTCTTTCTGACACGGTAGACATTTCCTCTTTTTTCAATGTTCATAATTGGCCCTCCTATTACTTTTTATTCTCTGAAACGCATAAAAATTTGTGATATAATATTAATGAGTTAAGAATTGAGTTTGACTCGTTCTCAACTCCTGTTTTAATCTTGAACTCCTTATCAAGTTAAAACCCTTTAGCAATCCTTTCTCATACAAAAAACGCACCGGCAGTCTCCTCTGTCAGTGCGTTTTTTGTATTACTTTGGACTATATACCCAATTGCCATAATCATCCTGTACTATATAGCCGTCTACCGCATATTCAGAGCAGTCATCGTCAAGTACACCATATACAGCTTGAGCCGGATCGCATCCTGGAAAACAAATACCGGTGTCTCTGTCACCAGTCTTGATAGCAAAATAATTGTAATTTTGCTTGCTGACAAAATCACAGAATTTCTTGTAGTCTTCCTGAGACGTACGCTCGAGCCGCGGCTTTGATATATCAATATATCCGTAGGTGCCGATGTTGGCACCAGAGCCACTGAGAACTTCTCCTGTCTTTACTTCATAATCAAGCAAAGAAGACTTGCTGTCGTAAATGAAAGTTTTAATCTTGATATATCCAAAGAATCCTCCAATTAAAACTAGAACTATAAGAGCTCCTATCAAATTGTAAAACCCTTTGCTATGCTGCTTTTTAGGCTGAGCATATTGTTGATAATTATATTGCTGCTGCGGATTTACAAAATTCTGTGTGTAATTTTGCGGATTGGCAGCAAAGAGTGACGAACCACATCTGCCACAGAATGCATAGCCCTGCGGCACTTCATTTCCACATCTTGGACATTTCATTGTTATACCTCCTTATAATCTTCTTGACACATACCACAATACGAGTACAAGCCCTATGATAGCTGATACTATAACGCTTCTTGTAATTCCAAGTAACGCTAGAATGAAAAATACTAATGATGAGAGTGCACCCCAAATTATGAAGAATGTGGCAATTAATGCAAGCCCAAATCCCACACATGAAAGAATAGTGGCCATAAATTCTACAATTGTTTTTTTCATGCAATCCTCCTAGAAATTACGAATCAGTTGTATTACTTTTCCTAATATTCTGACTGGCATTGTGTCTATCTCTGACTGGCTGAATCTCATTGGCTCGTAAGCCGGATTTGTCGGGATAAGAGCAAGTCCCTCGGCATATCGTTGCAATCGTTTACAGGTAGCATCAGAGCCATTAACTAGGGCTATAACTAAATCCCCGGTATCAGCTTCATCAGTTTTTTGAACGACGACTGTATCACCATCCCTTAACTCAGGTACCATACTATCGCCTTTAATTAAGAGAGCAAATAGCTCACCTCTGCGCTTGAGTGCAGGTGATACTTCAATACTGCCGATTATTTCCTCGACAGCTTCTTTTCCGTAGCCTGCTGCCACACGACCAAGAACCGGAATACTATAAGTTAAGTCCAATTGTGTAGGCTCTATTCCATCGAACCCCAACAATTCGCTTGGAGTCGTGCGCAGTGCTTTGGCAAACTCACGTATTTTTGATTCAGGAATATCGACAACGCCACGTTCTATTTTTGCAATAGAGGAGCGGTCTTTATATCCGGTAAGGCTAGCTAAAGTGTCTTGAGACATTTCAAGAGCATTTCTACGCTCTTTAATATTCTTATAAAGTTCGAGCATGATATATCCTCCTTCCTATAAATGTTGGCTTGTGCCTTCATTATAATGCACTGTGTAAATTAATTCAACAAATTTATAAAAAACTGTTGACACAAATTCACACTGGTGATATAGTGAATTTAGTTCACGGAAGGGAGGCATCAAAAAATAGTGGCAAACGTAGAACTATTAAAACAGACAATGAAAGACTCAGGCATGACAGTATCAGCAATCGCTGAAAAATCAGGCATTTGTAGAGAGACACTCTACAACCGTATGAATAGCGGAGATTTTTACGCATCAGAGATTGTGTCACTTACTAGGGTTTTAGGACTTAGTAAGAAAGAGAGAGACGATATTTTTTTACCTAAGAAAGTGAATTAAATTCACATAAGGAGAAAAGCAATGCCAAGAGTCAGAGCATTAACCTACCCGGCAAGGGTAGCGGACAGGAGAAAAGTCCTTGCCAAGAAGTGCAAGCTCCGGCTTGCTGAGTGCGGAGTCAAACAGAAAAAGATAGCCAAACAGCTTGGCATATCAGAGGCAGCGTTGAGCACACAGCTAAGTGGAAGTTTAAGCATAGAAACGCTCATGGCCATCGCGGATATGACGGACTGGACGGCCGAAGAAATAGGCAAGGCAATTAAAAACTAAATATTGATTGAATTATTCGAGCATTCAGTAGAGGGGCACAATTTTACTCCTTTATAAATTTTTCGATTCAGTTATTGCGTGTAAGTGTATTTTGATTTTGTTACTTTTTGACATACCTCTTGTTGCTACGTGCCCTCTACTGAGTGCTCGGGGAAGGAGAGAACATGAGAAATAAAATATACGAAGCACTCGGCTATGTCGGCCTTGCTGCAATCATGGTTGGAGCGTGTCTTATCCGGTACAGATACGGACAGGTACTCTTGCCGGTTGGACTGCTGCTTACTATTCCATGTCTTGTAACAGAACATGAGAATGATTAGTGGATGCAAGCCGGGCACAAGTAGGCAGAAGCATCAGAGTACTGGCGAATATCTCACGGAGACAGTAAAAAAGGCTAAGCCAAAAACCTGTAAGACTTTCGCTGAATTATTGGAAAATGAGAGCAAAAAAATAGAATCCTCGACCGACCAAAGCTAAGGATTCTATAAAGGGAAAAATCAAATAGATTTTTTTAATTGTAACATGATTTTAGAGATTATTCAATGGAGCTGATTATGATTTTAAGAAAATGCAGAAAATGCGGATGCGCTATAGATCCGGGAGAGGGCGTTAACGGAATATGCGAGGATTGTGTTAGACAGTCGAAAGTATTGAAGACCAGAGCCGGACAGCTTGAGGCGCTTGTTAAATGTACGGATTATAAGCAGATGAGCTTCAAAGATTTTGAAGCGAGCTAATCAGAAAGGAAAAAGAATGGCAAGAGAGAAAGAAATAAGGGAGACCCTCGAAAAGGTAATGAAGATTAATGAGGGCAGTTCATATAACACACCATTTGTTCAATTTGAAATATCTGGCGGATATGTCAACAGCCTGTGCGTTACTGTATATCCTGATGGATGGCACGGACTGCATGACACCAAGTCGGACATATACACGGTTTACTTAGACGTATTTAATGATGACGAATACAAGAAGATGCACGAAGAATTAGACAGACTTATCAGAGAAAAGGAGAAAACATGTTAGAAGTACAGATTAGCAGAAACAACGGAACTATAGATTTTAATTTTGAGGATTTAAAAGAGGCTCTTACAGCAGAGCTTGAACTTTACAAGAACTTGGTCTTCACAGAAGACACAAAAGCAGATGCAAAGAAGACTGTAGCAGAACTTAGAAAGCTCAAGAAACAGATCGGTGACAAGAGAATAGAGGTCAAAAAGCTCTACATGCAGCCATACACAGACTTTGAAGCAAAGGTTAAGGAACTGGACAAGCTTATCAATGAACCAATCACTTTTATCAGTGAGCAGATTGATGCATTCGAGCAGAAGCGCATCGAAGAAAAGAGAGAGCTTATCAATGACATTTACCTTGAGCTTGTATCCGGCAGAGAAGATATAGCAGGATATGCAGAGCTTAACAGAGTGTATGACAGCAAGTGGGAGAATGCATCCACATCGAAGAAGACTATACAGGAATCAATCACCAACTATCTTGATGGTGTAACCAATGACATAGCAGCTATTAAGAGCATGGAATCAGAATACGAGACCAAAGCTCTTATGAAATATAAAGAGACAGGCGTACTGTCAGATGCACTTCTCACTATCAGACAGTGGGAAAAGCAGAAAGAGGAAATTCTCAAGGCTGAGGAAGAGAAACAGGCAGAGATCGAAGCTGATGAGATACTTGATGCACCGGAACCTATAGAGAAATTTACAGAGCTGACAGAAAAGAACGACATCATAAAGATAGCTAGATACGAGGTCAAGGTTGATCTATTCCAGCAGACACAGCTTGAATGCTATATGCAGGAGTGTGGTATCCAGTACAGGAGGTTAGATTAATGGCAGTGCACGAGAAACTAAAAGAAATACAGACGATGCTTAAGGCACCGAAAAATTTATACAACAAGTATGGCGGATTCAATTATCGAAACGCCGAAGGGATATATGAAGCAGTTAAGCCTCTGCTCAATGAGCTTAACATGACGCTGATAATAACTGATTCAGTCCAAGCTGTAGGTGCCAAGAATTACATTCAGGCAACGGCCTGCCTTACGGATTGCGAGACAGGCGAACAACTCTCTTCCTGTGCATTTGCAAGAGAGGCAGAGACTAAAAAAGGCATGGATGACTCGCAGATCACCGGCACAGCAAGCAGCTATGCAAGGAAGTATGCACTAAACGGACTATTCCTGCTAGATGACACAAAGGACGAGGACTCAGACGAGTATAAAGAGAATAAGAGCAAGGCTGAATCAGCAGAACCGACACAGCCAGCAGCTTTCAAGCCTGCGACAGCTCAGCAGATTCATAAGATTAATGAATACATCATGGCCTACGCGGGTATGTGTGAAGGTGCAAGCGAGGGCGACATATGGAACACATTGAAAAAGAAGTACGGCTTTGCCAAGCAGTCAGATATTTCAAAGGAGCTTGCTGAACGGATAACTAAGCAGGTTGAAGCTTGGTACAAAAAGAAGAAAGAGGCATAAATGGAAGTGACAGGAAGAGCTGTCGGAGCATCTATTGACTTCGACAGCGGGCACTTGAGAGTGACCTTTGACATTAACGAGAGCGAAAAGGGTAAGGCGGAATATGAAAAAATCAAAGATTGTGACAAGCTCAAAATCAAAGCGGTCCGGTATACCCGCCGCCGCTCACTTGACGCTAATGCTTATTTTCATGTGCTTGTTGGAAAGATAGCCGAAGCCCTGACGCTCTCAAAGGCAAGAGCCAAGAATCTTATGATATGCAGATACGGACAACCTCATGTGCTGCCAAGTGGTGAGCCTCTTATCTACAAGACCAATGCTCCGGAGAGCTACATGTACGAGCTTGAGACAATACACTGCATAGCAGTCAAGTATGACGACGACGCTACATTCTACAAGGTCTATAGAGGCTCCCACACATACGATACCAATGAGATGTCTAAGCTCATCGACGGCACTGTAGCAGAAGCCGAGGAGCTCGGCATTGAGACTATCACACCAACAGAATTAAAGGAAATGAAAGAGAGGTGGGGAGTATGAAATCAATAATAGTAGAGGACATGACCAAGTGCGTGCTGTGTGGAAGTCCCAACGTGGAAGTCCACCATGCTATACATGGCACGGCCAACCGGAAGATAGCCGACAAGTACGGCTTAACTATCCCACTGTGTCACGAGCACCACTTAGGCGCACTCGGACCCCACCTCAATAGAACTGTTGACCTGACGTATATCAAGGCAGCTCAGCGAGCGTATGAGTCAAAAGTCGGAACTAGAGAAGAATTTAGAAAGCTGTTCGGCAAGAGCTGGCTTTAAATGGTTGAGACACCTTAAGAAACTGTTTGGAATTGCGGATTTTATATCACGAAAACATCAGCAATTGTAAGCCCATGTTATCTCCGGTCTACCCTTTGACCGGAGGGAAAGGAGCGCATGGATTTAGAGAGAATACCGGTCGGGCATCGGAATGCCATGAGCAGACCATCCAACCCGAACGATGATAGACGGCTCCGGGAGCAGATTGAGAAAGCCAACAACAACGGTGATTGTATCATCAATGTTGGAGATGGCTATTACAGGCCGGACCCGAACGACATAGAGGATGAAGTTGAGTTCAACGAGTATATGGCTAAGGAGCTTCATCGAGCGAGAGCGATTCAAAAGAAGAGGCTCTCAATGAAATTGACATACGAAAGGTGGCGAGAAGTTGGAGTACTTATTAATTATACCGGGCAAGCTGCCGAACCTTAACGATTACATCAGCGCAGAGCGAGCTAATAAGTACAAGGGGGCTAAGCTCAAGGGAGAGTCGGAGGACATCGTATCAAGATGTATCCGGCAGCAGTTGAAGGGAGTGCATATTACCAAGCCTGTTAGCATGGCTTATGTTTGGCATGAACCGAATAAGAGACGAGATCTTGACAACATATCATCATTCGGGCGAAAGGTGATCCAGGACGCACTCGTCAATTCTGGAGCACTTGAGAATGACGGTTGGCAGAACATTAGGGGGTTCAACGATGAGTTCAAAGTCTCAAAGGATGAACCAAGGATAGAGGTCCATATCTTCGAGGTGGAGCGATGAGAGAGAGCATAGTTTTTTATCGGAGTTTCTATGAGGCTATCAAGGAACTGTCTGCGGAAGAGTTCAGAAATGCAGTCATGGCGATAATGGAGTACGGACTCAACGATAGCGAGATTGATACATCCGGTGTAGCCAAGGCAATTCTGATAATGGCAAAGCCTCAGATAGACAAGAATAACAAGCGGTATGAGAACGGTTTGAGGGGTGGAACTAAACCAAAGCAGAACCAAAACGAAACCAAACTCGAACCAAACTCGAACCAAAGTGGAACCAAAGCGGAACCAAAACGAACCAAACCCGAACCTAATGATAATGTAAATGATAATGATAATGTAATTAAAGAGAGTGAAGAGAAAAAGCCCCGCTTTTACCCACCCACCCTCGAAGAACTAAAAAAATATATCGATGACAACAAGTACAACGTAGATCCTGAGCGATTCATTGATTATTACACAGCCAACGGCTGGACTGTTGGCAAGAATCGCATGAAAGACTGGAAAGCAGCTGTTAGAAATTGGGACAGAAGCCAGAAATCTGGCGGACGGATGAGGCAGGAATCGACCGCCAAAACCAAGTTTAGCAACTTTGAGCAGAGGTCTTATGACTACGATGCGCTTGAGTCAGCATTAGGAGGTACTAATGAGCAGACAGAGTAGACAAGGGCGCATGAATGCCCACTACTGGCAGAATGAGGTACAGAAAGCTCAGCTTGGCGACAACATAGCCAACCACATGGCGTATATCTTCATGGAGATTTTGTACGACAAGTTTGGGCTGAGCTTCAGACAGCTTAAGAACTTCTACGACAGAGTGATTGAACGTCGTAAGAAGTGGCAGAACGATGACGACCAGGAGCTGACATCAACCACGATGCTTGAATACTGCCAGAAGAGAGACATCAAGGTTGTCGATTGGGTGAAGAAAATCCCAATGAGCCACAAGCTATATATGGCTGACCTTGGCAAGAATAGAGCAGTACTCGGAGCTGACAGAAACATAGAGTCAGCACTTGTGGCTACGATGCTGCTTGCAATACCGGTACTCAAACAGAGCTACAAGTTTAAGAACTCTGACATTCACGAGTTCATGAGATGGTGCGAGTATTTCATTGATTCTTACTGGAGAAAGCAGCCGGGCTGTAAAGATCATTATCTCAACGATGAGATGATACGTCAGCTCTTCATTGAGGAGGAACACTGGGACTTGCTGAAAGGATGTGCAGTATGAGTGATAGAGATTACTGGGACAGCAGCAGTACCCAACGAGCACACCTTAAAAGTGCAAGAGACAGTGCAAGGGCGGATTACTACTCGAACCCGAAGGGATTTATGAGTAAGGAGGAAATGGTAAAAGTAATTGAAGAAAAAATCGCAAGTATATTAGAGAGGTACAAGTAAAGATGATTGTGGTAAAGGATAACAAAGTAAAATTAGCAGGCTCTACTTACGATCTCATGCAAGAGTTTCAGGCAATTGCGCTAAGTATGAAAAAGCTGATAGAGGAAGACAACAGAACTGGCATGGAGCCTGGCTATTTCGTCCAAGGACTTGCCTCTCTGGCACTTGGACGAGACTTCTACGCATGGATGAGTTCAGATACACCGCCGGAGAATAACAAGCATGTGCTCTTATCGTTTGAGAACTTCTCATTCCTGCTTGTGGGAAGATACGAGGAGGACAGTCACGGTGGAGCTTACTATATCGGAGACGATACAAAAACCTGCGGTTCGGCTGGCATGATAGTTAATGCATGGATGAATCTGCCAACGCCTTACAGAGAGGTGGAGTAGGATGGAAGAATTGATAACACAGGTGGGCGCGGTAGCAATAATGCAGTTTGAAACTGAACTGTTGGAAAACGCTGAAAAGAATTGGCTACCATCTCAAACGAAGATGCTCAGGGCACTGATCGAGTGCACGCTGAGCGGAACAGACTACTCGGAAGAGTATCAGTTGATGAAGAATGAGTGAAGAATTAAAGCCATGTCCGTTTTGTGACAGAGATGCGGAACAAAGTTGATATATTAAACTAACCTTAAGGAAGAAACTGAAAATGATAAATGGAGAATTGATAGTTGACAACTTCGCAGGTGGCGGAGGAGCTTCCACGGGAATAGAACTAGCAACAGGATATAGCGTAGACATAGCTATCAACCATGATCCAGAAGCTATTAAGATGCATAAGGCTAATCATCCGAACACGAAGCATTATTGCGAAAATGTTTGGGCGGTTGATCCGGTCAAAGCGTGTGATGGACATCCGGTTGGCCTTGCCTGGTTCTCGCCGGACTGTAAGCACTTTTCAAAGGCGAAAGGTGGAAAGCCAAAAGATAAGAACATTAGAGGTCTTGCATGGGTGGCCTTACGTTGGGCTGGACTTATAAGGCCGAGGGTAATCATGCTTGAGAATGTGGAAGAATTTAGGACATGGGGACCGTTGAACAGAGGACATCATCCGATCAAATCAAAACAGGGTAAAACATTTGAAAAATTTGTACAGCAGCTTAAGGATTTAGGGTATGAGGTACAGTTTAAAGAACTGATTGCTGCAGATTATGGCGCACCCACTATGCGCAAAAGATTTTTCATGATCGCACGGTGTGACGGTAAGCCGATTGTCTGGCCAAAGCCAACACATGCACCTGCAGACAGTGAGGAAATTAAGAAAGGATTGCTCAAGCCTTATGTTGGAGCATACACACAGTTAGATTTTTCCTTGCCCTGTCCGAGTATCTTCGATACTTCAGAAGAGATTAAAGAGAAATACGGAATCCGGGCAGTAAGACCACTGGCACAAAAGACAATGGATCGGATAGCAAGAGGCTTGAAAAAGTTTGTTTTGGATAATCCAGAACCATTTATTATCCAGTGTAATCACGGTGGTGAACGCAGGCCGAATGATATTCGGGAGCCTATGCCGACAATAACTGGAAAGCATGGATATGGGATTGTAGAGCCATATATGGTACAAATCGGACAGACCGGATTTTCCAAGGACAGAAGTAAGGATGTAAGAGAACCACTTACAACAATCGTAAGTAAAAATGGGCACTGCTTGATAAGTCCTACTCTGATCCAGTACCATTCCGAGACAGCACAGGGAGAAGTCCGGGGCCAGACAATAGAAGAACCAATCATGACCGTGGATGGTTCAAACCGTTATGGACTGGTTACATCGTTTTTGAGTAAATTCTATAAGTCGGGAATAGGACAGGACGAAAGAGAACCACTGCATACGATTACAACGTCAGCGGGACATTTTGGAGAAGTAAGAGCGTTTCTGATTAAATATTATGGAGAAGGAACCGGACAGGACATAGAAAAGCCATTAGATACAGTAACATCACGAGATAGATTTGGACTTGTGACGATCAAGGGTGTAGATTATCAGATTGTGGACATAGGATTGAGGATGTTGGAACCGAAAGAACTGTATGGATGCCAAGGCTTTCCGGATGATTACATAATTGATCACGACTATACCGGAAAAACATATCCAAGGAGTGAGCAAGTAAGACGTTGTGGAAACGCTGTTTGTCCACCGATACCGGCTGCCTTGGTCAGAGCAAATTTGCCGGAATTGTGCGTGGCAAAACGAACACCGAACATGAGAATAGAATCAGAGCAGACCGGGCAACTTCGGTTTGCCTAAAAAGCAATCCATAAATAACAGGAGGATGGCATGAACAAATACATAATAAGAGCAGAGGCATACAAGAAAAAGGCGAAACAGATAGCACTAGACGGACTGGAGAAAATGAAAGCTGAATATGACGATGTAAAAGAGTTCTACAACGACACCGGATATGACAGATATTTCAACAAAATGCAGAAACTAGAGACGGAAATTGAGGAGACGAAGGAATATTTGAGAGAAACACCAGGTTGTCAAAGATGTGTTAACAGACCAATACAAGGACTATTTGAGAATTAAGCAGTTGTGCAAGTTTATAAATTCAAATATTGATTTATGGAGGCAAATATATGATTACGCAGATAGGATTTTTAAGAAAGGGAGATGTGTTTATGTTTGAGGGTAATATTTACAAAGTAGGACATTTGTTGGAAAGTACAAATGGGCATGTTTCTTGCATTGATGTTAATACAGGAAAGAAAAAAAGATTGCATATTGATGTTGATGTAGAAATTGAACAGGCAAACTGAAAGTTTATCATCAGAAAGCAGAAGATTATGTGCTGACAAGACACGGCTGGTACTTAGAGTACGACCAAGATGTTAAGTATGGAACAGGCCATATTTTAATAGACAGGCTATTTAATAAAACTTGGTTCCTCACAAAGCCCGAAGCTGAAGCAAAACTGAAAGAATTGAGAGGCAATGATGAGTAAAAGAAAACCGATACCTAAAAGCATAAGAGAAGAGGTGTACTTCAAGTACGGCGGTTGCTGTGCCTACTGTGGTACTGAAATCGAATACAAAGATATGCAAGTAGACCATGCAACACCACTTAGTATAGGCGGAGTAGATGATATATCGAATTACATGCCAGCTTGTAGGAGTTGCAATCATTACAAAGCCACACTTGATATTGAGGGATTCAGAGACTACTTATCGAGATTGCATAAAAGGCTTATGCGTGACAGCATACCTTATCAAGTGGCAGAGCGGTTTGGAATCGTTAAGTATGTGTCTGACGATGTAAAATTCTATTTTGAAGAATTGAGAGGTGGAGAATGACAATTAGTGAGTTTTTCAAAGAGAAATATTCAGCAAGAAAAGATAAAGACAACATGTATGGTGTTGGCATGAGTGATGCCGAATTCCGGCACTTCATCATTGAGTATTTGTTACCGGACGGCTGGTGTGTCTCAGACCCACTTGGACAGTCACAAATCAATGAGATTGCCATTTATGAAATTCTTGAAAAACATTCTAAGAAATTCAGAAAAGAGCACAAGAAATATTTAAAAGAATTGAGAGGTGGAGAATAATGTGTAGTAGCAAACAAATAAAAGAGCTTGCGGAATGTAATGCTATTTACGAGTTTGAAAAGACAGTAAATATGTATGGCAAGGAGTATATAAGATACTATTATAACAAATTAGCTGAATTGAATGGCAGTATTAATAGCACTTGTAACTGCCAGCGCAACAGCAATTCAAGAGATAATGAGCCTTGTTGCGGATGCGATGGCAGACACACCAATGCCGACAGAATAAGGAATATGTCGGATGAAGAATTGGCGAGTGTACTATTTGATAGCTGTATCGAATCTATGAATTTGGAAGAATGCCCTTACAGTAGCGAAGAAAGCGATAATAATAAAATTAGGGAAAGGTGTAAAAAATGCATACTTGAATGGCTTCAATCGGAAGTGAAATAGGAGAGAAAATGGAAGAAAGAGACAAGTTTCACAAACAGTTAGTAGATGATTATAGTGCAGTTCTTAAAGAGGCTAAATCAATGGGCTGTGATAAAATCGGGGCATTGTATAATATTCCGATTGAAAATATGGAGTTGATTGTGTGGGCACTTGAAAAGCAGATACCGAAGAAAGTCCTCAACGAAAAAGATACACTTTTCGCAAATTGTCCTAATTGTGGGTGTGTGCAAAATGGTGTTTGGAACAAAACATATTGCGGTGACTGCGGTAAGAAATTAGATTGGAGTGATTGAGATGGATATGGATATAGATGAAATCATAGAACAGATTGTTGATTATTTGATAGAAAATTCCGAAGATATAATATCTTTACTCGAAGAAAAGGAACGGAATGAGCTTGCAGACCTTATCTATACAGAAATAACAGAGGAATTTCAGCAAAGAAAGGCTGTTGAAGTGTTAAAAGATGCAATCGAGATTGTGAAAGGCGGTGGAATAGATGGCAACTAAACCGATTTTATTCAATACCGAGATGGTCCGGGCGATTCTGGATGGAAGGAAGAGTTGCACACGTAGACTTGTAAAGCCGGAACCGCAAGGATATTTTGAAGTAAGTGAAGAACCACTGTATATATATGATACAGACGGAAATCAAGGCAAAATTACACCGCCATATCAGCCAGGCGATATTCTGTACGTCAGAGAAGCGTTTGCATGGCAGCCGTGCTGGGATTGCGGAATGGATACTGAACAGGGAGCATGCACCGGCCATATATATCATAGTGAGAAAAAAGAATATGGATGTTATATGTACCGAGCTTCATGTGAGGACAATGAGTATCCATCAGTAGATACATGGCATCCGTCCATCCACATGCCGAAAGAAGCGACTAGAATCTGGCTGAAGGTCACGGATGTGAGAGTGGAGCGGTTGCAAGATATGGGCAAGATGGATGCTGTAAAGGAAGGTATAGATACAAGACTATGCATTAATTTAAAACATGCGTTAGCAAAGTTTAAGAAATTATGGAACAGCACCATCAAGAAATCCGACCTTGACCGCTATGGATGGAATGCGAATCCGTGGGTGTGGGTTATTAAATTTGAACGATGTGAAAAACCGGAAGGAGAAAATTAGATGAACGATAGATATTTATTCAAATCAAAAAGAGTTGACGATGGAGAATGGGTACAAGGAAACCTTATTCAAAGCTGTGATGCAACAGATGGATGGGAAGCAATTATAATTCCCACTAAGAATAGCAATATGTTCACAAAACATATCAAACGTGGTTACGGAAATCTTGGATTTAAGAATTGGTACAGAGTAGACCCATCCACCATCTGCCAATGCACAGGCTTGAAAGATAAGAATGGCAAGCTAATTTGGGAAGGTGACATTATTATTTTGTTCCAACGAGATAATGATGATTGCCCATTCCCGAACAAAGATACGAAGAAAAGGTTGGGAAAAGTATTCTATAAAGGCTTTAGAACAACATTTGCTATCGGAATGGGGAAAAATGGAAGCGGTTCTATAAATGATGATTTGTGGAAATATGTTCAAAACGGAAATAGAGTAGAAGTTATCGGCAACGTTTTCGACAATCCAGAGTTATTAGAAAGTGAGGGATAGTATGAAAGAGAGTGAAGCGGAATATATGGAAGATGGAGCGGATTATTTAGAGGAAGGATGTCAAAGACAGACTTGTGATGGCTGTATGGCTTACAATTATTGTCTGATAAAAGAACAGGACATTGAGAGTACGGTTAATTATGCAAAGGAGCACAGAGGATTTTGAGAGCAAAGAAGATATGCATAGTATGCGGAAAAGAGTTTGAGCCCCGGGTGAATAATCAGAAGTGTTGTTCGCCTGAGTGCTCAGACGTTCAGAAAGTTAAAAGAGCCAAGGCTTCATATGAAAAGCACAAGCACCAGGCAAAGAAGAAAGAAAAGCCCAAGGCAAAAAAAGAAGACCTTGCAAAAGCCAACGAGGTAGCCCGGAACAGTGGCATGAGCTACGGGCAGTACATGGCGGAGAAGTACAGAGCTGAACAGCTCGAGACGATAGGAGAGAGGAAAGTGAAGAAAAAAGAAAGCGTGTTTGCAGGCAGGCTTGAGCTTGCGCTGAAAGAAAAGGACATCACTCAAAAAGAGCTTGCCATAAAGATTGATGTAACACCACAGACGATTAATGATTATGTGGTTGGCAGAAGAGAGCCGAACACGAGAACTAAATTAGCAATAGCTCAGGGACTGGGAGTTGGTATAGGCTATTTGCTAGGCAGAGACAGCGTAGGAGTGGATGAACTCTTATTAATGATTGACGACAAGAAGAACAGCTTGAGCACACCAATAGAAAGACGACTGATCTACCACACAGCCAAAGTGGTGCTGCAGGAGCTGATCCTGACTTACAAGGAGGCACAATGACCAAAGAAAGACTATCTCAACTCTATTACATTGCCAAGGAATTGAGGATGTGGGAGGACGAATTAGAAGGACTAAGTACCCGGGCAAGACACCCGATTGATACACCAAGACAGAAAGTGACATCTGATACCACCGGAAGTGTAGCCACAAGGCGAACCAATCTCGAACACATGATAGCTCACAAGCGGGCAGATCTCGAAAAGGAAAAGAGTGAGCTGACTGCTTACATAGTTGGAATTGAGGACTCGTATATCAGACAGATAATGTATATGAGACACGTTAAGATGTATACTTGGCACAAGATAGGCAGTGAGCTCAATGTATCACCCGATTCTGCAAGAATGGCACATGATAGATTTTTGAAGGAAAATACATGACCAGAGAACAAGCGATAGAACTGCTGCAGGAACGTGTTAAAGTCTGCGAATCTTATAAAGGCATAGTCAAAGACCCTTGTATTGAAGAATACAAAGAAGCCTTGCTGATTGCAATAGAGGATATGAGAGAAGCTGCTAAATAGGCGGCTTCTTTTATTACACGAAAAAGAGTGTAAAATATGTCAAGAGAAATTGCAAAAGAGAATAAAATACATCATTCACATTACACTCTATAAGGTGTATTATAATATCAGAAACAAGGAAGCAAACAACAGAGAGGCAAAATAACATGGTTGATGAAGAATTGAAAAAAAATACAATCAATCGGTCGCTGAGCTTAAGGAGGCACTCAAAAGAGACCGCATTATTGGTTGGATATATAAAAATATGATATTGATATTAGAGATGCTAGAAAAGATAATAAAAAAATAAAAAGAAGCTGACCATATCGGCAAGACGGTGGAGAAAGAGAGTATACCATGAGAACATTTTTAGCAATCAAAAGAGAAGAGAACACAAAGGACAAGTATTACATTGCAGGAGTAATTAACTCCGACATGTATCCAAGCACATACGCATCAGAGAACCCGGATGCACGTATAGTTGAACTGCCTGAGCTTGAGGGTAAGGGCTTTGCTGGATGTCACATTAAACTATAGGAGGCTTGGTTAGATGATTGTGTACAAAGATATTTTATCCAAGCTGTCAGAAGCAGGATATAACACAACGACAATCCGGAAAGAAAAGATATTATCTGAATCAACTCTGACCAAAATAAGGAATAACGAACCAATAAGGCTTGACTCATTGGAAGTAATAAGCAAGCTGACACATGAGCCGGTTGAAAACTTGGTAGAGTTCAAGTAGTTCGTTCAGTTCGGTTAGAATAAAATATAATGTAAAATATAGGAACCACCCGAAAGGGTGGTTTTTTTAGTGCGCAAAAATAGGTGAAGAAAATTGTATAGAGACATAAGAAATTACGAGAATGTAACAAAAATGAATATACAAGGTGTTGGGATGTACGACATACCGGCAATAGCACCGGCAGAGTACCAGGAGGCAGAGCTGATAAGCTTCAACTATGCCAAGTCATGCAAGAGCCCGGCTAATAAGGCAGTACATTTCTTTGTTGATGATTATATCTCAATGCTTAGAAAGTTCAAGTATGTATGTACACCCGACTTTAGTCTGTACACAGACCACCCTAGAGCCATTCAAATTTATAACCACTATAGAAAACATTGGTGTGGTGCTTATTGGCAGGCTCACGGCATCAGAGTAGTGCCAACAATTGGATGGAGTGACGAGGCTAGCTTTGCATGGTGCTTTGACGGAGAGCCAACAGACAGCGTAGTGGCGGTCAGTTCTGTAGGAACACAGAATAGCGAGTACAGCAAGGAACTATTCCTTGCCGGATATAGAGAAATGATGAAGAGATTGACCCCGACACACATTATCTTTTATGGCAAGGCGCCAAAGGAATGCGAGGGAAACATAATCAGAGTTGAGAGCTTGTCAGAGAAGCTCAAAAAGCGAGGTACGTTGAATGAGGTATAGAGCACAGATTTTTGGAGGACGCGGAGGCGGTTCCGGCCGTGGTGGCGGTGGATGGTCTGATAGTGAAGTGGGAGCTACACCGGCTAAATTCATGTACAACGGCGCTAAAAGAAAGACCGGCGGTGAAGATGGCTATGTCAAAAATTCAAAGTATGAAAATGGACTGCGTGATATAGATGGTGGCAAGACCACAGCAGAACAGTTTGCCAGTCAGTTCAAAACGCGCGAAGAGCTCGACAAAGTACACAATTACCTTGTTGATAAAAGCGCAAGCGTCAATGCAAAGATTAGACAGCTCAAGAGTGCTGATGAATTGAGGAAGAACCCGAAGCTATACCATGAAGCGAAAGCCACGCGAGAGGCAAGCAATGCAGTCAATGACCGTAGAAGCAAGGTAGCACCTGTAAAGGCAGAAAAGACAGTAAGAAAGGCTGACGATGAGTATACCTCATCAAGAACCTCAACATACGATAGATGGTACAAACGGAATCGTGATAATTTCGCAGCATATTATTTTGGAAGCAAAGGAAAGAAATAAGAATGAATCTACAGTTTTTCGGTGGCAGAGGTGGAGGAAGTGGCAGAGGAAAAAGCTCAGGTTCAAGCGATGGCGGGGAACTGGGCGGAACAGTTGCTATACACAGACAGATGGAACCCGATGAGCATAACAGAGCCACAGTTGAGAGATATTACATGACGGGCAACCGTAATGTATTAACTAGCTGGGACGAGGACGGCAATAAACTTGACCATGAGATAACTATACAGGAACCAGTGAGACTAACGTTCAAGACGCGAGCAGAGGCGGAGGCCTATGCCAAGAAGATGAAATATAAATACATGAATCTGTGAGGTAGCATATGAGAATGAATTTACAGTACCACGGCGGTCGTGGCGGTGGAAGCAGCAGGGGGGGCGGTAGTCCTGCAGGTGTAAGCTTCACCGATTCAAAGACAGGCAAAGAATACAATTACTATTTCTATAAAGGTGAGGATGGCAAGAATTACTACAGTACGAGCATAGGCGGACAACCTAAGCCAACTCCAAACAACATGAGCCATGAAGAAATGGTGGAGCGCCTTAAACAGAATACAGGAAATGTCAAAAGTATTAGCAAGGCGGAAAAAGCCAAAGCGGAGAAAGCACACAAGGCGGAGAGAGCAGAAGCAGACAGACAGCTCAATAACGCTTATGCAAACGAAAAAGAATTCGTTAAAAGGTCGAGGGCTGTAAGAAAAGGATTGAGAGGCACGAAGAGAGGAATATGGAAAAGAGGTGAGCAGCGTTGAAGCTGACAGATAAACAAAAAATATTCTGCGATGAATACATAATAAGCCTTAACGCTACTCAGGCGGCAATCAAGGCAGGATATGCGGAGAAGACTGCGTATGCGATAGGCGCTGAGAACTTGAAAAAACCTAAGATTCAAAGCTATATCTCCGAACGAATGAAGCAAAAAGAAAGCTCATTGATAGCCACACAGGATGAAGTACTCCAATACCTGACATCGGTACTGAGGGGAGAGAGCCAGACAACAGACATAGTGTTAGTAGGAATTGGTGATGGCTGGCAAGAAGTGCAGGAAGTGGAAAAGAAGCCAAGTGAGAAAGACCGGCTCAAGGCGGCAGAACTGCTCGGCAAGAGGTACGGACTGTACACCGATAAGGTATCAGCTGATGTGGATATGTCACTTGATATATCAATTGATTACGGCGATGGCGATGAAGATTAAACTGCAAGCCAATAAGAGCTTTAAGAAAGTAGACAGATGTACCAAACGCTACATTGTCATGAAGGGCACTGCCGGAAGCGGTAAGAGCGTGGACACGGCACAAAACTACATCCTGCGCCTGATGAATGATAAAGGCAGAAATCTCTTATGTGTGCGCAAGGTAGATGTTACCAACAGAGATTCAACCTTTGCTGAACTACAAAGCGCAGTCTTCAAGCTGTTTGGGGACAAGTACTCTAATTATTGGTATATCAACGAGTCAGCCATGAAGATGCGTTGCAAGTCTAATGGCAACGAGATTATTTTCAGAGGGGTAAAAGATGATAAGCAAAGAGAAAAGCTCAAGTCAATTTCATTCAAGAAGGGAAAGCTCACTGATGTCTGGATAGAGGAAGCCACAGAGCTGACACAAGCAGATTTTGAGATTATTGACGACCGACTCAGAGGAGAACTTCCACCCGGACTATTCTATCAGATCCGGCTGACATTCAACCCTGTATCTGCTACCCATTGGATAAAGGCAGTATTTTTTGACCGGGTTGATGAGGATGTAATGACTCACTCGTCAACCTATCTCAATAATCGGTTCATAGATGCAGCGTACCACAAGCGTATGCTCAGGCGAAAGGAAGTAGACCCGGAAGGCTATCGGGTGTACGGGCTTGGAGAGTGGGGAGAGACAGTAGGCCTCATTCTTCACAATTGGGAAGTCGAGGAAGTGTCACAGAACTATGAAGACTACGACGACGTAGCGGTAGGGCAGGACTTCGGTTTCAACCACGCTAATGCAATTTATGTATATGGCTATCGAGATGGTGACATATATGTGCTCAAGGGCTTGTATGGATACGAGAAGGACACAAGTGAGTGGATAGCCGAAGCGGGTGAAATTCCAAAAGATAAAGTAATGTGGTGTGACTCGGCAGAACCTGACCGCATCAAGACGTGGAGGACTGCAGGGTGGAGAGCTCGGCCGGTAAATAAGGAACCGAACAGCGTTAAGGCTCAGATAGACTGGATCAAGGGCAGACGGGTACACATACATCCTTCCTGCACGGACTTCATCAAGGAAATAGAACAGTGGAAATGGAAATACGACGACGTAAGGAACATGTACCTCGATGAGCCGGTACCATTTTTTGATGATGCGATGGCATCACTAAGATACGGCATTGAGGGTTGGCGAAAGCCAAAGGCTCACTTAAATACAGGACTGAAAGGTGGATTATAATGGCGGCACCAGACGTATACAGAATTGCAGACAATCAAATCATGGATGAGATACAGCTTGCAAAGTACATAGCCAAGAACGACGAAAAGGTAGCTCAGAAGTACAAGAAGCTTCAAAGTGCTTATGAGACCGACTATGACATTTTCCATCAGGCAAAAAAGCCTGAGTACAAGCCGGACAATAGGATAGCTGTTAACTTTGCAAAATATATCACAGACACCATGAACGGCTTTTTTATTGGAATCCCGATAAAGGTGAGCTCAAAGGACAACTCGGTGGACGATTATATCAACTATCTTGATGTCTACAATGACCAGGACGACAACAATGCAGAGCTTGCCAAGATTATGAAAATCTACGGCAGGGGCTATGAGATGTACTTCGTTGACGAAGATGGAAATATCGGCATCACATACCTTGACCCGATGGAGGCATTCATGATCTACGATGAGTCGATACTGATGAGACCTCGATACTTCGTCAGAATCTACAAAGATACTGAGGGAATCCGCCACGGCTCCATATCGAACGAGACCACAGTTCGGTATTTTGACATTAACGGAGGCTTACGCTTCCGGCCGGACGAGGAAAGATTACACGGCTTTGATGGAGTACCGGCAACTGAGTATATAGAGAACTCGGAGAGACAGGGTATCTTTGAATCGGTGCTGTCAATGATTGATGCATACAATAAGGCATTATCAGAAAAGGCAAATGATGTTGACTATTTTGCAGATGCATACATGAAGATACTCGGAGCCAAACTCTCAAAGTCGGAACTGGAAGCCATAAGAGACATGAGAATCCTTAACTTCGAGGGAGAGGACGGCTCGAAGATTATAGCTGACTTCATGAGCAAGCCAAGCGCTGACACCACACAGGAGAATCTGTTGGAGAGAATCGAGAGATTAATTTTCCTGATCTCAATGGTAGCCAATATCAATGATGAGAATTTTGGAACATCTTCCGGCATCGCACTGAAGTATAAGCTTCAGTCAATGAACAATCTAGCAAAGACCGAAGAGCGTAAGTTTACAAGCGGAATGAATCGGCGGTACAAGCTCATCTTTTCAAACCCTGTAAGCGGAATGAAAGCAGATGACTGGCTCAAGGTTGATATTAAGTTTACGAGGAACTTCCCAGCAAACGAGCTTGAGGAGTCACAGATAGCAGGTAATCTGTCCGGCATTACATCGAAGGAGACACAGCTCAAGGTCTTATCAGTCGTTGATAACGTCAATGACGAGCTTGACAAAATCAAAAAAGAGAATGAGCTCGATACAGAGGGTTACGAGGTGAATAGAAGTGTACTGGCAGAACAGGCAGAAGCAGTTGACCAAGGCCTTGGAGAAGAACGAGGCAGAACTAAAGAAGAGATTAACAAGAGCATATGATGAGCAGTACTCGAAGCTCGAAAAGGAGATAGCAGCATACTACCAGACATATGGGGTTGACAATGTGATTGAGTATCGCAAGCTCATGCAGGCACTGCCGGAAAAGGAGTACAACATCCTCATGCGAGACATAGAGCTCTTCTGTGTCAGGCATCCGGAATATGCACACCTGGCACCGGCTAGGAGCAGTGCATACATTATCAACAGGCTTGAGGGCTTGCAAATGTCTGTAGAACTTGAACGGCTTGAGCTGATGGCGGAGGAAGAAGGCCAGCTTAAAGCTCATCTCAATGAGATAGACAAGCGAGGCTATGAGGCAGTGATTGAAAAGACCGGGGCAGTTGGTACAGTCAACAGAGATATGGTCAAGGCGGTAGTTAATACCGACTGGAGTAAGTCAGGGAATTTCTCAAGTAAGATATGGACCCGAACAGCCAACCTTGCCAAGGTATTAAACTCCGAAATATCGGCAGGCTTTGCCAGAGGAGACAATTATCAACAGCTGACAAAGACTCTGAGGCAGAAGTTCAGTGTGAGCCAGAATGAAGCTATGAGGCTAGTGTATACAGAGGGTACATACGTGCTCAACGAGTCCACGGCTCAGGCTATAGAACAGACCTTTGACTACTACTCTATAGCCCCGATTGAGGACGGCAAGGCTTGCCAAGTATGTTTGGATATTGCAGCAAGTACTAAAGCCAGCCCAGTAAGATACTCGGCAAGAATAGCGGGAGTCAACTTCCCGCCATTTCATCCTTGGTGTAGATGCTCAACATACATCGTGATACCTGACAAGCAGGCATGGATTGAGAACTATGTCAGGACACATGGCGGTGATCCGGCCGTCAGCTCCGAACAGAAAGACAAGGCTAGAGAATTGGTGAGGACTTTCACATGAGAAAAATAGTAATCTGCGGTGCCAGATGGTGCACCCCATGTAAACACGTACTCAACACATTGAGAGTACAGGTTGAGCAAGAGTGCCCCGGCACTACTGAATATATAGACCTGCAGGAAGAACCACAGGCAATTGATAAGTACAAGGTATATAAAATCCCGATGGTGATACTCGAAGAGGACGGAAAGCCTCTGAGGAGCTATGTCGGGACATATCCAAACCACCTTGAAATAGTGAAGTGGTTAAAAGGAGAGCTGAATGATAGAGATTTATGAGACATCGACAAGTCTGGCAGTAAACGGCCACGCCAATGCAGGAGTTAAGGGCGAGTCGGTACCGTGTGAAGCGGTAACGGCCATGATTAACATGTTCGTGATGGGCGTCGACCATTATCAGAACATCGAATATGAGCTTGAGAGTGGGCATTTTTACATTAATTTGAAGCAGCTAGTATATGTCTGTGCCCCGATTCTTGAAGCATTGAAATTAGGCTTGCAATCCGTAGCGGAAGCATATCCGGAATACATCAGCTACGAAAAAGCATAGAACTGGCCAAGCATTGAAGCCATTAAAAGCTATGGAATGACCAAGCGTTGAAGTCATTAAAAGCCACGGAATATAAGTTAAGCATTGGAACTCTAAACTATGGAAGGAGAAACGACATGAAAAAGAAATTGAACTACTGGACACAGCTCTTCGAGGACGGCACAGACGATACCAAGGGAGCAGATACCAAGAACACAGACACTAAGAGCACTGGCGACTCTAAAGACAGCAAAGCGGGCGATGACTCCAAAGACAGCTCCAAGGGAGACGACAAAAAAGGAGAACCCGAAAAGAAGTACACCGATGAGGATGTCAATAGAATCGTTCAGGAAAGGCTTAAGAGAGAGCGCGAGAAGAATGACGAAGCCAAGAAGCTTGAGGGTATGTCAGCTCAGGAGCGTGCAGAGCATGAGAGAGACGCACTCAAAAAGGAGCTTGACGAGCTCAAAAAGGCTGACGCACTCAACAAGATGGCGCAGGAAGCCCGTAAGATGCTCTCGAATGAGAAAATCAATGTCTCTGACGGCTTAGTCAATATGATGGTAACATCAGAGGCCAAGACCACTAAGGAGAATGTTGACAACTTTGTCAAGATGTTCAAGGCAGCAGTACAGGACGCAGTTAAGGACAGCCTGAGAGGCAAAGCTCCGACAACAGGCGGAAGTTCAACTCTGACTCGTGCCGAACTCGATAAGAAACTGGCTGAAATTGCTAGTCCTGTAGAAAGACAGCGATTGATAGCTCAACACATTGACTTATTCACGAAAGGAAAATAACTATGAACAAGAACAGAACTATTGCATACAGAAAGCAGCTCTTCGCACCGGAGACAAACACCACAGTTGCAGCAGACCTTGAGCCGGTCATTTCTATTGACCACACCAACCGGTTGGTAGCAGGCCTCAAGACACTCTTAACAGTACTCGGCATTGTAGACATGAAGCCGATGGCAGAGGGCACTACCGTCAAGATGTACAAGACTACTCAGAAAAATACACCTGATCAGGTAGCAGAGGGCGAGGTAATCGGTCTTACAGAGGTAGAGAGAAAGCTTGTTAAGACTTTTGAACTCGTACTTAAGAAATTTAGAAAGACTACCACGGCCGAAGCAATCCAGAAAGTCGGCAAGGATAAGGCAGTCAATGAGACTGATGCACTTTTCGTGAAAAACATTCAGAAGGGTATCAAGGCTGAATTTTTCACATTCATTAAGGCGGGCACCGGCGTAGCCACTAACCTTGCAGAGAAGAAAGCTACAGCTTCAAACTCTATTCAGGGAGCTATTGCAGGAGTATGGGCTAAGCTCTCAACTTACTTCGAGGATATGGATGTAGAGCCTATCTACTTCGTCCATCCGCTCGATATCGGCACGTACCTTGCCAACGCATCTATCACAGTGCAGACAGCCTTCGGCTTCCAGTACGTGGAGAACTTCCTTGGACTCGGCACTGTAGTGCTTGACAGCTCCGTAGAAATCGGCAAGGTAAAGGGTACAGTTAAGCAGAACCTTAACGCGGTGTATATCCCAACATCCGGAGCAGTAGGCTCTACATTCGGTATGACATCTGACGAGACCGGCATGGTGGCTATGAAGCACTTCCTCGACGATAAGACTGCTGCCATCAACACACTTGTGTTCGAGGGTGTGACTTTCTACGCTGAGGATGCATCAGGTATCTTTACAGCTCCGATTGCTGTAGAAGCAGCCACAGTTGCAGCATCTGACGAACAGCAGAAATAGGAGGTAGCCGATGATAGACAGAGTTAAGGAGAGAATCAAGAAAAGACTGTCTGATGAGGAAATCAATGATGATGTCATGGACGAAATCAACCAGATAGTCACTGACCGCTTGTGTCTGCGCCTTGGAGTATCTGAGGATGCTTTTCCGACTCTGTTTGAGTCAATCGTGGTCGATGCTTGCGTCAAAGCTTGGCGCAAGTGTTACTACGAGGGCGTATCTTCTGAGGGAGTCGGCAGTCTGTCTAACACGTTCATTGATGATGTGCTCGCAGAATACGCAAGTGAAATTGACAGTTGGGTGAATGCCAACGAAAGCTCGAAGAAAAGGACGGTGCACTTCTTATGAGATGGACGCGAGTAACAATATACACCACAGTGGACGGAACAGAGGACGAGCTCGGCAATCCTGTGGAGAATGTAGAGGAACTCTACAACGGCCGTGCACGTATAAGCCCTTGGACAGATGAAAGCGTGCAGGCGAATGGTAGGGAAGTGACCAAGAATGAGATGCAGTTCGCGGTTCCTTGTGACTATGAGAAACTCAAGAACGCTAAAGTTCTTGAGAATAACTGCAAGGCATTTGACATCACGGAAGTGACCGAACTAGCCCCACGCTGGACGCTGATAACGGCCAAGAGGTACAACACATGAGCATACAAGTAAAAGGCACAGAAAAGCTTGTAGAAGCCCTCTCTCAGATGTCACAGGCAAGATTCGATGCAGTCTGTCAGGTCTCGGCATCGAACATATACAATCGTGGCAAGGCTGACGGAGGCACACCGGTAGATACAGGCGAGCTGAGGCAGTCATTAACAATCGGAACTATAGACCACGGCGCAGAAGTTGGATATACCAAGGACTACGCTCCACATGTCGAGTATGGCCACAGGACGCGAGGCAGTGGGTATGTTGAGGGACAAAGATACCTTGAACGTAATGTGGAGAAAGAAAGACCTGAATTTAAGCAGCTACTAATTGACAACATAGAGAGGTTAGTGAAGTGATGCTACAGCAATTCAGCATTATCGAACTGATAAAGCAGATACAAAAGACGGTGCTATCAGGTACCGGCAAAAAATGCTACGACCACGTAGAAAAAGGGCAGGCTTCACCATTCTACTACGCAGAGTTGGTTCAGAGTAAGCCTGCTAATACCAAGACCATGTACGTGACAGAGTACACAGTCAACATACATGTGGTGTCAGAGAGTGGCAAGACATCTGTCCCGCTCTTCAAGGAGATACAGGCACTCGAAGAGGCTATGACGGTTGACATTGATATACCAGAGCCTTACGAGCTTATATATCAGATGTACAACGGCATACAGTCCACATACAAAGAAAAAGATACCAACGAGAAACATGCAGTCCTTAACTATACGTTCAAGGTCTGCTACGGCTATATGATGAAGTAAAGGAGATACGATATGAAATACAACAAACAGTTATTCGGAAGCGAAGGCGCCTCAGAGACAACAACAGGCTTTGATAAGGGCGTTTACTGTGATTTTTCAGCGAATGCAGTTAAGGCACTCGCAGGCAAGGATATCTTACTTGCAGTATGGAATGCAGAAGGCACAGCTATCAGTGCTATCGCAGGTCAGCAGAGTCTCAAACTCAATCGTTCGGCTGACTCTATTGAGGTAACAACCAAGGACACAGGAGACGGTTGGAAGGCATACATCGCAGGATCTAAGGAGTGGTCAATCGACACAGATGGTCTGTACATCAACACAGATGCATCAATGCAGGCACTCTCTGCAGCCTTCGAGAATGGAGACCCGGTATGCATCAAGGTATACAACAAGAAGACCAAAAAGAGTATGTTCGGCGGTCTTGCAGTCATTACAGACTTCCCGCTTGAGGCACCTTATGACGACTCAATGACTTACTCTATCTCACTCAAGGGACAGGGCAAGCTCGTGGATCTGAGCTCTAACCCTGTAACACCTGACACATTACCTGCATAGCAAGCAGGGGCATATAGCCCCTGCCTATTTTTCAAAAAAAGGAGAAAATAAATGTTCGAAGTAAACGGAAAGCAATATGATTTTGATTTTAACACAGAGAGGGTTTCAATGGTAGAGGCTGCTGCTAAGACAGCTATCATGGGCGAATATTCAAACACTAACGGCTTATTCTCGCTCAAGACTATGAATGTGATGTTTCAGCTTGCGGCAAAAGAGGTAGGCTCTGACAAGTTCCTTGGACAGTCAGAGGGCGCCAAGCTATTCGAGGATGCACTCAAGGAGAGGGGCTACGCCACTATTGCAGTGGAGATTCAGTCAGCCCTCATGAGAGATACACCTTTTTTATTCCAAGCCAACTAATCGCGAATGAGTATTTCGACGAGCCGAACGAAACTCCTGCAGAGAAAGAGTTGAGAAGGCCCTACCTGCAGGATATAGATTTTGCCTGGTTTGTTGTCAATTTCAACTATACGAAAGCCGATTATTTGGCTCTAACTCCACGCGAAAAAGCCTTTATATATAAGGCTTACGAGACTAAGACGGTCAATCAATCGACACTGCTACGAGATACGATCCTGAACGCTGTAAACAACAGTAAGCGCAGGCGCGGTACAAGTGTATTCAAACTATGGAAAAAGCGAGCCAAGAAGGCTGACATATCCACGGTAAGAGACAACATGAAGGTCATAGCAGAGATTGAGAAGAACGATACAGGCTGGATAGATAAGATATATGCAGCCAACGGATGGACAAGGAAGTAGGTGAAACATGGCTGACTATACATTAAGCGTTGACGTCACGGCGAATGACCACGCGAGCGAGACGTTTAAGAAAATACAGGACAATGCAAAAAATTTCAAATCAACCGTAGAGAATGCCGGACAGTCCATGCAGAATTTTGGCAAAAAGACGGAATCGGTCGGCAAGAGCCTCACCAAGTCAGTTACCATGCCTATAGTTGGACTTGGAACAACTACAGCAAAGCTTTCCATGAATTTTGAGAGCTCAATGGCTAAGGTCAGTACTATCGCTGACACGACACAGGTACCTATCGGAGACTTGAGGGAGTCTATCCTTAAGCTCTCAAGCGATACCGGTGTGGCAGCCTCTGACATAGCTGAGTCAGTATATCAGGCTATATCAGCAGGACAGTCAACAGGCGAGGCGGTAAACTTTGTTACAGAGTCCACCAAGCTTGCAAAGGCGGGCTTCACGGATGCAGCCACATCAGTAGACACACTGACAACAATCCTCAATGCGTATGGCGATAAGGCGGGCGATGTAGCAAGCGTATCTGACAAGCTTATCACGACTCAGAACTTAGGAAAGACGACCGTTGACCAGTTGGGTGCTTCGATGGGTAAGATTATCCCGACAGCCAACATGTACGGTGTGAGCCTTGATAACATCACATCTGCCTACGTTACCACTACTAAGAATGGTATCGCTACGGCAGAATCGACAACATACCTTAACAGCATGCTTAACGAGCTCGGAAAAGCGGGTACCAAGGTATCTGACATGCTGAAAGAGAAGACAGGCAAGTCATTACAAGAGCTGATGGAATCCGGTATGTCATTAACTGATGTACTCAACATTGTCCAGGAAGCGTGTGCGGAATCCGGCAAGTCAATCGGTGATGTGTTCAGTTCGCAGGAGGCGGCAAAGGGTGCGGCTACACTTGTACAGCATGCAGACGACTTCAACAGCGCCATGCAGTCTATGGCTGATTCAGCAGGTGCTACCAACGAGGCGTTTGGTAAGATTGACAGCTCAAGCGCACAAAACTTTGCCAAAGCACTAAACGATTTGAAAAATGCAGGCATACAGTTCGGAGAGGCAGTAGTACCGGTAGTAGTGCCATTTTTTACTGAGTTGGTAAGCGTAGCTAAAGGCGCGGCCGATGCATTCAATAGCCTTCCAAAACCGATGCAGAGCATGATAGTTAAAGGCTTGGCTTTAACGGCAGCTTTTGCCCCAGCGATAACTGTGTTTGGTAAGATCACGGCAGTGGCTGGCAAAGTCACAAGTGGCTTTGGTTTAATTACACGCAAGCTCGGTGGCCTTGGTAGCGCAGCATCATCAGCAAGTGCACCGGTATCGAGCGCAGGCGCGGCAACAGGAAGCCTTGCGAAAAACGCACTCGGACTCATAGCGGCAGGAGCTGGCATCTTATTGGCTTCGGCGGGTTTAGCACTGCTTGCATACTCAGCAATTCAGTTGGCTCAGGCGGGTCCTACAGCAATCTTAACTATGGTTGGAATGGTAGCGGCAATCGCACTGCTTGCAGTAGGAGCGGCGGCATTGGCACCGGCACTCACAGCCGGAGCAGCAGGGCTCTTGGCATTCGGTGCGGCTATCCTCATGGTAGGAGCAGGAGTGGCACTGGCGTGTGCCGGTGTAGCTCTACTTGCTACTCAGTTACCAACTATATCAGAATACGGTCAGTCGGCAGCAGTCGGAATTATAGCTCTCGGTGTGGCTCTGATGTCATTCGCGAGTGGTGCCACTATGGCAGGTGCCGGAGCACTGATTCTTGGCGCTGGCTTATTGGTAGCAGGTGCCGGAGCACTCACAGCGGCAGCAGGAGTAACGCTACTGGCTGTCGGAGTTGTGGCGCTCGGCGCAGGTATCATAGTCGTAGCAGCAGGAGTTAATCTCTTGGCGGCAGGGCTTGTGGTATGCGGTGCAGGGCTCGTAGTTGTGTCCAACAATGCAGGTACAGCCACGGCAGGGCTTGCAGCATTCACGCTTGCGGTAGCGGCAGCAATTATTCCAATGACGGCAGGAACAGTGGTAACGACTGCATTTACTGTCACAATGGTAGCACTCGGTGCAAGCCTGACTGTATCGGCAGGAGGAGCCACACTACTTGCAGCAGCACTTCTTGCAGTATCGGCTGAGATGGTAGTCATATCGACTACAGCCAACTCAGCAAGCAACGACCTTAAGAACATGGTCAAATCAATTGACATTGTAGACACAGGAATTAACGGTCTTAAAAAGGTGGCGAGCTCAGGACTCCAGGCTATAGCTTCAGCATTTACAGCAGCAACCCCAAGTGTTACAGCTAAAGCTACCACAATGTCACTGAAAATGGCTGATTCCGTCCACAAGGGCTTCGTAAAGGTGCCGACTTACATCATGGTGACCATGACGATGGCAAACGCGGTCACTCTGGCTCAGTTCGTGGCAATCAATGCCACTGTATCAGGACAGATGAATCGAATGGTCGGAACTGTCAGAACATCACTTAACCAGATGAAGAGTGCCTTTGCTGGCACGAGGTTCAAGCTCAACACAAGCATGGCTTTACCACATTTCAGCATGAGTGGCAATTTCAACGCTCAGACCAAGGCAGTGCCAAAGGTACACGTGTCTTGGTACGCAAAGGCTTATGACGAGGCTATGATGTTCAACACGCCTCAGGTAGTGCAGGCGAATGGCTTCGGTGACGGACCGGGCAATGAAGTGGTAAGTGGTGACAGACATCTTGTCGAGCTGTTCAAGGAAGCTCTTGGAAGCTATGGCGGTGGCGATACTATCATCCCGGTATATCTCGGACAGGAGAGAATAGACGAGCTTGTAGTTACTGCAAAACAGCGAAAAGACTTTAGATCGGGAGGTAGGTAATGTTAAAAGACTATCCAACGATTATTAATAATACACAGCTCTTTCAGCCGAGTAAGTGGGAAGAGACAAGTAAAGTAGTAGAAGAGACGTATCAGACTGAGGCGGGCACAGACCAGGTCTCAGTCACACGCTATGACAAGCTCTCAGTAGATGCTCAATACAGAGTTAATTCAGAATGGCTCAAGCAGTTTAAAATGTGGTCTAAGGTTGATTCGCTTGATGCGTCAATCTACGACGCCACGGCCAACGGCTATATCAATCGAGTAATGAGGATGCGAAATTTCAAAGACTCGCCGGTTGAATGGTCAGAGAGAATGGAAGGTACTGATGGTATATGGGATGTAAGCTTTAGTTTGGAGGAATTTTAATGTATCAGGTATCAGAAGCATACAAAAAAGCAATGAAAGAGCCGGTGCATCGCTTCCTCATCGGCGGCAGCATATCCAATACCCCATTCTTTGACCGGAATGTACTGAAAGGCTCATTCTCAATCACTAATCAGTGTTCTGACGATTCGGAAATGAAGATAGGGCAGGTGTATGTCGGTGAGCTCAACGCCACGTTCGTTAATCTCAATGTAGAGAGATACTCTTTGCAGAATAAGCTTATCAAGCCGACATTCAGCCGGAAGACAGCAGACGGATATGAGACTATCCCACTTGGTGTGTTCAAGGTGTCAGAGGCATCATGGACAAGCTCAGGCATCGTTATCAAGGCTTATGACAACATGGCAGAGCTTGACAAGGGCTGTGATGTTAATTCAGCGAACGGCACACCTTACGAGCTGGCGCTTCTTGCATGCAAGTCGTGCAAATTAGAGCTTGGCACCACCAAGGAAGAATTTAAGAAATTCGCTAATGGAATTGAAAACCTATCTATGGTGGCAGAAAACGACATAGAGACTTGGCGAGACTTCATATCCTGGGTGGCTCAGACTTGCGCCTGCTTCGTCACAGCGGACCGCTTCGGTAAGATAGTGTTCAGAGCTTACGGCGATACTGTAGTAGATACCATAGACTCAAAGCACCGATTCACCGGAGCATCGTTCTCAGACTTTGAGACCCGGTACACAGGTCTCTCATGTGTGAATATTGGAGACAAGACCACAACCTACTACGGAACGGAAGTCGACGACGCCCTGACTTATAATCTCGGCTCCAATCCGTTCCTGCAGTACGGCGTAGACGATGCAAAAGAGGAAATGCGCCGGGCAATCCTGCATTCTTTACAGAATATCTGTTATGTACCATTCAAGGCGTCTATGATTGGAGATCCGGTATATGACCTCGGAGATGTCCTGAGCATGTCAGAGGGCATCGCAGACGGCTCGAAGCTCTACTGCATCACAAAGTATACGTTCAACTACAACGGCGAATACGAGGTGCAGGGAGTTGGTAAGAACCCAGCTATAGCCAATGCCAAGAGTAAGACGGATAAGAACATCGCAGGGCTGATGAATCAGGATGACGAGAATCTTATACATTTTACCGTGTTCACAAATACCGGTCCGGTGGTGGTAGAGGACAAATCAAATCAATCTGTCTTTTCGATGCGCTTTATAGCAACAAAGACAACACACGTGGCACTTGATATGGAGATACTGCTCAACGTAGAGACTACGGAAGAGGGCGAGGAGTACCAGTGGGTTGAACACGATGCGGTGGCTAAAGTCCATTATTACATAGACGGGGCAGAAATAGACTTAAGAAAGCCTATAGAGACATGGCAGGACGGTCAGCACATTCTGACCTTAAGATATGACTTGCAGGCAGTAGATGCTGCTATCCATACATGGGATGCGTGGATTGAGATGCAGGGCGGAAGTGCTACTATAGATACCTACGGCATCCATGCGGTAGCGATGGGCCAAGGTCTTGCAGCAGAGAGCGATTGGGACGGAACTATCACAGCATCCGATGAAGTTGACAGATACACATTTAGCCTTGTTAGAGACTTCACAGACTCAGCCAACACGACACTTAACACACCGGCTCGTGCAGTTCCGGGCGACATACTGGCAAGATTCGACTTCACAAATATGTTTGGCCGTATCGCTGACAATAACCAGTCTTACGACAACATGACTACATTCACTCCTTATGTCAATGCAAGCCGCGTTACGACTGATGCGGATTACAACAACACGACAGGATGGCAGGGTACCGGCGAAATTAAAATGGGTACCAATAAGATGCTCACCACTACAGATGTATACGGAGTCACATCGGTTGAGACTGCATCACAAAACGCTGTGTTCTATGCTTCGTTCGACAGTGGCTCTACTTGGGTCGGCTGGACATCTGAGGGCTGGGTTGAGAATGTAACAATGATTAAGAAAGAGATAGAGGCAGTGCCTGAGTCGGCATGGAAGCAGTACGACAAAGTAAGGTTCAGAGTCTTACTCGAAGGCGGTGCAACACTCTATGCACTACATCTATACGGAGGTACATTACATGATTAAAGGACATGTAGCAATCGAATTGCACAATCACAAGACGGGGTTGAGAGACAGGATAGAGGGTGACAACATGATTACCAATGCACTTAACTATGTTATCCCAATAGTAATGGGCGGAAATACTTCAGCTGAAAACTTAATGCCTCTTTGCAAAAAGGCACTCGGAAGCCTGATGTTGTTTGATGGCACCCTCACAGAAGACAAAAATAACATGTTTCTGCCGGCAGAAGCTCATCTCGTGGCTTTCGCCGATAGAGGGCTTGACACGACACACTCTGATAGAGGGTCTCTCAACTCAGCAGAGACATATCAGACCGACACGGGCTATCAGTCGGTGTGGGATTTTTCAACGTCACAAGCGAATGGTACAATTAAGTCACTGGCATTAAGCCTTAACTATAGTTTCGGTGACAGTTATATCCGAAACTCGCCTTACAATCTTGTTGGGCCGTTCAAAACATCAGGCCCATCTTGCAAGAATTTGAGTGACAAGACTAGATTCTACTGCTATGCACTATGTTACGACGTGGAAAATCAGTATCTATACTACATTGATCCACAACTTGGAGGGGTATCTTCAAGAACTGAAAGAGACGACGCCGGAAAGACTAAGTATCTGTACTCTACAGAAATTCACATCATGAAGGCCTACGTGCCAACGACAAAGTTCAAGCTGGCTGATTATCCATCACCAACCAATTATGGCGAGGAAGTGACATCGTTCACAATAGAAACAGGCACATCTAATACGGACTGTCGAGGCTATTTCAAAAATGGATATGATGGCTATGCGTATATGATTACACCTGAGGGCACGGCTGGGAAAGTCGAAATGTACAAGCTTAAACTGTCAGATTATAGCTTTGAGATATCCGAAGCTCAGACATTCACAGTGAAGAACGTTAATTTTTACAATTATTATGAACCCTCGACAGCTAATAACGGCTATGCATACATTAAATCGCTCAACAAGAAATCTATCTATATAGTCAATCTGTCAAATACCGTGGATGTACAGGAAGCCAAACTACCAAACGATTACACACTATCGGATGGCGGCATGGCAAACTTGAAAAACGGAGGGGTAAAATTTGCGACTAATGATAGCCGTTACGGAATTTGCTACCCTGACGGCAAAATCATCATTAATCAGCAAAACGGAAATTATAATTATGACCCTATAAGTAGCAACCCAAGGCTCATTGCTGACAATCTTGTAGTTTTTGGACATAGAGCATATTCATATTATGACTATTCGAACGGTAGACTGCTCAATAATTACCTCGGCACTATCTACAATCTGCCACAGCCGATAGTAAAGACTGCTGCAAGCTCAATGAAAGTAGTATACACGCTGACAGATATAGATTAAGGAGGCAAGCATGGCTAACCTTAAGATACACTTGGATTACAGAGGTTCAAGCAAAATCATCAAAAGACTGTGTCAGACCGTGAACTATCTCTCAGAGGTAGCGAACGGTGACATGCGCACGGACGTCTACGATGTCAACCAAAATGGCATCGTAGACAATTCAGAGCTCGTGAATGGTCACGAAGTATGGAAAGATGTACCGGTTGACGCCAAGTTTACTGATACAGTCTACGATGATAGTTACTTGCAAGGCAAGGTAAGTGCCAACAGCAACAATCTGCAGTTAATAATGCAGACGCTTTTCGACTGGAATGAGAACTACCTCATAGACAGCCAGGGTAGACAGATAGTTGATAGCTTGGGTAGACCTATATACACCTCAAGCTACAAATCTAAATTCGACACACAAGGAGGAAAATAAATGAGTGATACACAAGCACAGGCATTGGAATCGGCACGAATAGTTGACCAAAATCCTGCTACAGGAATAGCACCGGAAGACATGTTCATCATGGACTCTATTGCAAGCGGTACAAGGGCTATAAGTTATAAGGCCTTGTGCGATGCGATAGCGGTCACTCTTGGCATAGCCACAATCAAGGACACGGCAGATGGTGCTATGCAGAAGAGTGAATACGATAAGAATCACAGTGGGGCTGTTGATAACGCAGAAATATTAGATAATCACTCCGAGGAGGTAATAAATGGAAAATGAGGATATCGTAAGAGAGCTTGCTGAGCAGGGCGAGCGAATCAAGGTAGCGAACAAGAGAATTGCTGACCTTGAAGAACAGCAGCAGCGTATCCAAGACCTGACACTATCTGTGCAGGAGCTTGCGATAAGCGTTAAGAACATGGTAGAAGTGCAGAAAAAGCATAGTGACAAGCTTGCAGAGCTCGAGGCGAGACCGGCACAGAACTGGAATACTATGACAAGAACGGCTTTTACTACAATTATATCAGCAATTGCAGGAGCATTGGCTCTTGCATTGGTCAACTCAGTAGCACATTTTATGGATAGTGTCAAATGACCTATGAAAAAACTGAGCAAAAGAAAAAGGCTCAGATGAACCTTGAAAACTGTAGATCTTTTAGGTTGTGG